TGCTTGTCCCGGTGAAAAGGACGGGTCCGGCAAAGGTTGCGTTATTGGCGAACAGAACGCCGTTGGTATCCACTTGCAGCGCTTTCTTGAGCTGCGAGGTGTCTATCTGAAGCACGTTTGTGGAGCTGATAGTGTTCGCTGCGGTCGCATTTTGGTTTGATACCTGGAGGGTGCCATTGGTCAAAATCGTCGTGCTCCCGGTTGTGTCATTGGTAGAGATGTATCCCCCGTGGAGCGTGACGGCGAAAGCACCGTTGCCGTAAACTATTACGTTGGTCATGGTCGGGGCATTGGCAAACACAGCCGGGCCTGTCCCGGTTTCGTCAGTTAACGCGGACGCAAGATTGGCAGATGTGCCAGAGGATGCCGTTAGCGCAGCGACGCTCACGTGATTGGTGGCATCGGCGAGCGCCGTGAGGCTCGCTACATTGGCCGCGGCTCCGTCGCTCAGGGTGATTCGCTCCCCGGTTCCTGGCGCAATGTCGGCAGAATTTCCCGCGCCAGAGCTGGAGTTTGTGAAGTAGTAGGTTGCATTATTCGATACAGCCCCCGACAGCGAATTAGTGTAGACCACCGCCAAACCGGTAAGGAACGTCGTAAGCGCAACTCGATCTTGAAGCGTAAAACTGGTTCCGCCCGACTGATCGGCCATTAAGTCAATCGACGAAGACCCGTTCACTGCGGCAGTAACCAACCGGATTGAAGCATCGAGCAACTGAATCGATCCCGAAGTGTTTGTGTAAACAGTGTTAAGGACAAAATTCGTAGGCGTGATCGTATTGGGAATGGTGATGCCCTGAACATCGGAAGGCACCCACGCGGATCCGTTAAATTCAGCAACCTGGCCGTTGACGGCACCGCTTGTCGCTAATCCCGAAAGTGGAATGCCGGTCAAAGTAGCTCCGCTCCCCGAAAAGGATGACGCCGTGACTATCCCATTGGTGATAGTGATCAATTTTCCGGTGGTGTAATTGGAAAGAGTAATTGATCCATTGGTAGAGAGCTGGTAGCTGCCAGTAACGGCATTAGTGAGTATTATCCACCCACCTCGTATTGATGTGAATGAGCCTGTTGCGGCATTAGTATCCACGATTCCTCCAGTTCCCACGAAGTTGGTAACAATTATCCCGGTAAAGTCCTGGTTGCTCGAAAGGGTGAGCTTGCCAAGCGTTAGGGAGCCCTTATAGAGCGCGTTGGAAATCTGGCTCGCAGTCATCAAGGGAACATCGAAGGTCAGTAGACTGGCCCCGCCGTTGGTTGTGATGAAAATATTTGTGCCGGCAACGGCCCACCAAATATTGGTTGCCGTTCCCGAATGATTCTGAATAAAGGTAATGAGCGCGGGCTCAAGGTTGGTAGTCGCCGAGTTCTTCTGGATGGGAACGGGCTGTCCAAAGGCACAAAGCGAAAGAGCCAAAATGATGGCGGTCAGAAATGTTTTCATGCGATTAACTCGATCCAGCCGGTATTGCCCGTGCCGGTTTTTTTCGCCCAGAACGCACCGGTCGAAGCATCGAGGTAAGTTGTTCCGGGCGCAGCCGTGACTACGCCCTCTGGCGATCCGGTTCCAGATTTTCCACCACCACCCGAACCACCCCCGCCGCCTCCGTTCATGACGATCAATATCTTCGCCAGCAGGGTACGAATCGCATCGCCAGTATTGGGTGCATTTGAAGAGAAATGTTCAGACATAGAGCCAATCGATCCAGAGGTTAAGTATTGGTCCAGCTTGGCTAGGAGAACGCGAACGTCATCCCCGTGCTGCGGATAAGTGGAGTGATATTTCTGGGCCATTGCATCAATCCCATGTCAATCCCACGAAGGCCAATCAGCGATGATGTTCGGTTGCCCCTGCTGCAAATCCGTGTCGGTAATGATCGAATTCCAGGTGGCCCGGTACGTTGGCGTGCTCGGGGACGCGATGGTCAGGTCTGAGCCAGCGGTGTAAAAAAGCACCTTCCCGGTATTCGTTGTCGGGTAGGGAAAGCGCGGGTTAATGAACCTTGGAACCGCAGTGTTGTAAAGCGTCCTAGTTCGCTTCACATTGCCGTGCCCGCCTATCGTCAGAGAAAAGTAACTGCGGCGGGAAAGCCGCTTCCAACGGACCATATACGTTCCCCTGGGCCGCCAAACTCCGTGTCTTAAATATCTCATTAATAACCTCCACTTTCTCCAGCAGGGTTTCCGCCTGCTCCGCCCATCTCGGACTGCATTTGGGTCGCGTACCCCTTGTAATCAGGGGCCGCTTGTTGTTTGCCTTCGTCCTTGTCGTAACCCGGCATCTTGGTATCGCCGAGCTGAACCAGACAGATTTGGCCACCAGACTTAGCTCGGAATGTGCAGACCAAATCAAATTCACCATGCTCGGATACTTCGGGCGGGATGAATCCCTTGGGCGGGGTAAATTCTACGTTCATAACTTTTCAAATCGCCCCAGGCTGGCCCGGTTGACCAACCCACAAAACCGACACCAACCCGGGGCTATTCTGCACATATGTCAACTCAACCAATCGACGCGGATGCCAGAAGATCCTTTTGTAAGTGACTGGTAATCAACTAGCTGCACGAAGCGCAATCCCAGTCTGTTGTGCAGCGTTGATACAGAATTAGGGCTCCATAATCAGGGAATATCGGCTTCGCTGCATGCCGGTATTCGGCCACATGCCGGCCCTGCTTGTGGGTCGGATCTTGCGCACCTGCGGGACAATCAGGGAACCCGATCAGGGCATCATTGCCGGTGACAAATTGCCATTCACCGAAGTAGTTCTGCGGGGTCCATTTCATGCCGGGGGCGGCATTTACTGGCCGCAGAATCTCTTCGTGGAACACCCAGGGCGACATCACCACAGCGCCTTCGACGTTGGCAATAGACGGGTCCTGCCATTGCGGGTTGATTATCGCCACCTTGCCCTTGGTGGCATTGACACTATCGGTGGACATGTACCAAGCCGGAATGCGTCTCAGGCGAGTCTTGCCGCTGCTATTGGTGTAAGTGACAGCCGGAGTTGTTCCGGTCGCGGGAACCACCGTAATCGTTTGGCCATTATTCACCTGAGCCCAGCGCGGCGGGTTCAGGTTAATGATGTGACGGAAATTCTTGATGACCCGGCTAGCTCCGATTCGGGCGATAACCGGGTTGGCATCTCCATAGCCCTCAAAGGCAGCGCGGTAATCCCGGCGCAGTTCAGAGTTATTGAGCAGGATTCGGTTGCTCATCTCCACCCCGATATTGAGCGGGAATACGGGGCCTTCAGGGCTCCAGGTAATCCAGCCGTTGCTGTCGGGGTCGGTAGCGCCGATTTCAATCAAATTCTGGGCTACGGTATCCAGATGGTCCTGGCCGAGCGTGCAGGACGGAAAACCGGCTGCTACAGAGCCCGCTGTGTCACCGTTTAAATCCACGGCGGCAGGCGGTGGCTGGACCAGTCCGGAAATGCCCGGTACCGGCGCAAATCCTGTTGCTGACGCTACCCACTTGGGCACGTAATTCATGTAAATATTGCCCAGTCGATGGATGATCGACTTCTGGTTGCGCTTTTCCATCGCTTGGAAGTATTTCTCCCAGAAATCGGTGGACTTCCAATGCAGTGTCAAATCATCCTGGCAAACCAACGGTCCCAAAAGCCCAAACTGCTCTGGCTTGTAATGGACTTCCAGGTGACCCACGTAGACCTGGTTATAGGTTACGCCGCAGGAACCGGTGTAATTACCCCCGGACGACACGGCGATAGCTGGCCAGGTCTCTTCCTCGGTATCCGGCTCCGAACGGCCAATCGTGAACGCCGAGCGATCCAGGCCAGCACCCATAGGCCATTCCTCGCGGTGAATCAGGTTCAGCCACAGATCGCGCCAGGATGCGCGGGTGTAGAGGGTTGGGCCTAAGTCTTCCACCTTGAGCCGCAAGACATCGAAATGAGCCAGGCAAACGGCCATGCTAACAGCCGCAAAGCCGTGCGTTAACCCGATGTAAATGTCCACCCCCAAGGCGATTGCGAATAAACCAAGCAAAATGCCCGCTCTATGTCGGGCGAAAAAAGCAGTCATATTTCCGAGCACGTAAATTGTTGACGTTAGCAGCCAGCTCTAGGCACACGCCTAGGCATGCTGCGGGTATTTGGGAACTGCTTAGGCTTTGGGAAGGGGCAACCTAATGCCGTGCTCGGTGGTCAACCGGGCGGAAGACCTGCTCACATTTCAGTGGCCGTGAGCTATACCACGATTGCTGCTATACGCCCCCAAGTCGGAACAAGCAAGAATTATTTTTCAGTTGACTGGAGCGGTGATTAGACTTAGAAACTCTTTTAGATGCGTTTACGCGCCGGACACTGATGCCCTTCAAGCGAGTCGAACAAGCTTTCGATTTCGACCATCCGTGTCGAAAACAACCGTAAGTGCGAGTCATTCTCCCGCTTACACCCCCGTCGATGCGTAAACATCGGCGGGCTATTTTCGACACCTAATGGACACAGGGGTGAGAGTCCCCGGCACGCTTTGCCTCCTCATAGCAAGGAAATTGGGTGTTCTGGCAGGAGTGCCAGGGCTCGTGACAGATCCCGTTGCGCTGCGAGTCTCGACAAAAAAAGTGCGCAGGCTCCCAGGTCATCTCACCCACAACGAGGCAGGTTGCGATCTGTCTCGCGTTTCTGAGGTTCGCTTAAAGGTCGGCGCCCTCATGGTGCCGACTGGGGAGAGCGATGATCGCAAGCAAATTGCGACAGACTCCCAAGGCAGGTGTTCTGTCCTTTGGTTCCAGTTTCTTTGTTTGCATGGTTAACTTGGTTGCAGTCTACAAATGAGCAAGCCCGCATTGCATAAAAAGAAAGTTGGCCGACCAGCCAACAAGTTCTGTAAGTATGGCCATCCAGTCACACAGGAAAACACTCGCTGGCGGCTGAGTCATGGCGTTAGGGGTTCAAGCTGGGTTCGAGACGGGTGCCTACTGTGCAAGGGAAGCAAGCCGAAAAAGCTATTTTGCAAACATGGCCACCTCCTCACAGATGAGAACACGAGGTGGGTTTTCAAGAACGGGCACGTCATTAAAGCGGGTTGCAGAGAGTGCAATCGCGGTCGTAGCTGGCGCACTCCAAAACCCAAGCCCACTCATTGCCCCAGGGGGCACTTGCTTTCGGAGGAAAATACCGGTTACCGGACTAGGCTCGGGAGGACTGTGAGATGGGGATGCCTGGCATGCAGAAATCTTAAACAGCGCGAATGGAAAAAGCTCCAATCCGATAGGCTGACCGATTATTACATCAAAAACACATTGCGCCAGTCGGGATTCACGAAAGGGGTAACGCGAGATTTGATCGACCTTTACCGAAACTACATAAAACTAAAACGAAAGATTAAACTATGCCAAAGCCAACAAACGTTACCGAACTAAGAGACCAACTCCTCGACGCGTACGACAAGCTGAGCCGAGACCCTCGGGCCGTGAACCAGGTCGGAGAATTAGCCAATACGGCAGGGAAAATTCTCGGAACTCTTAAAATGGAAATGGAATACGCGCAGTTGCGCGGGGAGAAGCCGGAAATTCCATTTATGGATACCGGGGTTAGAAAACTTAACCCATCTCGAAAAGTTCCAGAGTTGGCCGGAGTTGGGGATTGACTACTCCCCTCCCCCATTCAAGGCATCAACCATGTTCTGAGCCCAGAGTTTACTCATGTCCATCGGTCGGGTTCCGGGTTTGGTTTCCATCCTTCTTTGCCCTTCCGTAGGTGCATTGGCAGGCTGAACCGTAGGCTGGGCTGCGGTCAGCTTTTTAACCTGCTCCACGAGTTTCCCGATTTCCCCACGTAGGGACAGGTTCTCCTCGAGTACCGGCTGGAGCGCAGCGGCATGGTAAGCCGCCCGAACAATGTCGGCGGGTTTGAGGCCAGAGCCGGTCAGGATATTCTTGGCGTGCTTTAGCCGGTTCTCTACGGCTGAGTTCCATGCCTCATCCCCTTCGCGCTTCTGGAAAGCTGGGTTTTGGGCCGTCATCTCGCTGGCAACTTCGGTTACCAGCTTTTCGAATTGGTCCTGTTGTTCCTTGGCTTTAGCGAATTTCTGCTCCTGAATCTGCTTGTAGTTGGCCGTTGAGTCGTCGATTTCCTTCTGCCTTTCCCGGCTAATCTCGGACAGGGCATTAAGCACGCCCCCGATTCGGCTCTGGGCGGTAGGTGTTAGTTCCAGCCAGAGTTCTTCAAGCTGCTGGCTCTTCCACTCCCCATCCGGCTGTTGCAAAAGCTTTTCCATCTTGCCAGCCAGTTCAGGACCAACGATGGATTTAGCAAGGTCGATTTGGGCTTTGGTCTTGCCCTCGAAATACTGCACGAACTTTGGATGCTGGGTTACTTCGACGGTTTGCAATCGTTTGGACAGCTCCTCATTCTCTTTTCTGATCGTCTCCAGTTCGGCGGTGTTGGCCGGTGTCGGGTGCTCCTGGAGCTTCTTTTCGTAGGCAGCAATCTTGTCCTCGTGTGCCTTGATTTGCTCAAGCAGCTTAACCTCTTTCTGCTTCCGCTTGTCTTTGTAGGCTTTCCAGTTTTCGGCACTGCGGGGCCATTTATCGTCGGCAGGTTCATCAGGCTCGGCTGGTTTCTTTAGGCCGAGCTCCTGGACCAGCAACTCGGTAGGGCTGTCTTTTCCGGCGGCAGGAGCCGGGGCAGGCTTGGGTTGTGCCACGGAAGCAGGCTGGGCTGCTGGCTTGGCTGGCTCCTCGATTGGTTGCGCTTGGGGTTCTTCTTCGGTGGTTTCCCCAAGCGAACCCAGCCCGGTCATCCACGAGGCAGTTGCTTCGCGGGCGCCAGAGTTGGAGGTTTGGATTTTAGGTTCTTCGGTTGGTGCTGGCATAATCAGTCTCCTATTCTTGTTCGAGGTTAGCTTCGTCAAAATCAGCTTCGATGTCTCTGGGTGGTTCTTCGAACCGAGCCAATGCCCGAAGATTCTGTAGCGCCATGGTGTAGCCTTCGGCTCGTGCCTGTTGGATTGCCCTGGGCTCGATTCCAACGTCTTCTCTGAACACCAGGGCGCTGCCCGGATGTTCGTTGTCGAGCACCTGCAACATTAATTTTATATCAGGATTGGCTAAGGCCCTGGCTGCGGTGTTGGTTAATTCCTGGTCCCCGCGCCATTCGTGCAGGCGCAGCGAAGTAGGGTCTCGTTTAAGGACGTGAACCTTTATTGAGCGCCGGGGGAAGATCCGATCAACGAGCGACATAAACCACGTCATACGCCTATCCGGGCCTCCTGGCAACCAATTACCCCTTATTTTGGAATAGCTTCCTCAAGGAGCTTTACACACGCCTTTAGGTGCTTGAGGGTTTTGAGGTAGCTATATTTTGATCCAGGCGAAGCCACTGTACCCTCGGCTATTTCGTTCCTGATGGATTCCTCCAGTTCGCGTGGCCAAAACCCAGTAATTCTTATTACTTGGTGGTCGGCGCTTCCGTTGATGTAAACGTCCGCTTTCCCGAACCCGAACAGGGACAGGTCGGCATCCATCCTGGTAAGGCTCAGCTTCATTTCCACTACGATTCTTTCAGCACATTCCCTAATAACTTCACTTTGTTCTTTGGTTATCATAATTTAGCCAGTCAATACCTTGCGCCACTCATCCGCGAATCGCTTGAAAGGAAATAGGGTTTCTATGGTGTTCCTCGCCGCCTTTCCCATGGAACGCCTTAAGTCCTCGTTGGCGTTAAGCTCTTTTGCCTTCTCGATAACCCAGGGAATACACTGGAGCGGAGGCACGTCAGCCATGTAACAATTCCAACCTGAAAGGCAAAAAGCTCCCGCATCCGAGAATCGACCCGAAACCATGGGAATGCCTAACAACATGGCCTCCTTAAACGTCATACCGCAGGCGTCCCCGCATACGACATTTATAAAAACATCCAGACGCCCGAAGGTTTGAGGGAAAATCTCCCCGTTTTGCATGATATGTGTGCAGTTCTTGATCTCCCCGTTGTCAAAACCGATCACGATTAGCGGAATCTCTTCAGCGATTCGAGAACAGTAGTTGTAAACTTCGGGGATGATCGCCATATTGTTCATCACCGTTCCAATGCCTAATCCTCCAGTTGCGGGTTTCCAGTAACCTGGGTCCATTCCATGGTTTATGACTTTAACCTTAGGGGACAACCCAAACTCCTTCATAGTGATCCGCTTATGGGGACTCACCGAAATGATTTCCGTGAACTTGGATTCGAGTGCCGCTGCCTCTGAATCAGTTCCCCACCAGTCGCAATGCTGAACCCAAACACGCTTCCTGGCCTTTACATCAGGAATCGGCTCGCGAGAGAAGATCGCAACGTCGTAACTCAAATCCAACCCATCGGGCGGAACCCTAATCTTGGCATTGGCGGGGAGTGGGCGAAGAGCTCCGTTCCAGCCAGACACCACAAAGTCTATTTCGGGCAGTGCTGTTATAACAGAGTACTCATGCGGCGGGTGAAGAACCTGAATCCAGACGTTCATATTTTTTCCCTCAGATAGTCGAAATTTCCAAGTTTAGAAACGTCAGTATTGTGCCTGAAATACTCGCCCCATTCCTGATGGAAAATCTTCCTGGACGCCTCGCAAATACGACTCATGTCCGGTGTGCCCGAGGTCTCGGAGTGTTCCTCATGAACACCTTGGGCCAGCGGCGTGTAAAATATCTTCCATCCGTTCTTTCGAAGGCGCAGATTGAAATCATTGTCCTCGAAGTAAAGCACGTACCTTTCATCCATGCCCAGCACATCGTAAAAAGCCTTCCGAGAGACCAGGCAGCTTGCTCCAGTAACGTTCTCGCATTCGGTAACTGCATTAATACTTGGCTGAGATTTCCTATGGTCAACGTGCCCCCATCCGATGTCTCCCTTACCGCGACAGGTCCCGCCATGCTGTATTGACTGCCTTCCCGGGTACCACAGCAGGTGGCCAACCACCCCCACCCGCACTCCATCAACCGCCACGCGCAGCAGTTCCCTGACCGAGCCTTCGTCCAGGTAGCAATCGTTGTTTAACAAGAGAAGCCAGCGTCCAATGGAATGGCGCACACCAAAATTGACCTTTCTACCGTAGCCGCTATTTGGCCGCTTGGATTTAACCAATTTTATTTTTGGGTGAGAGAGCATTCCCGGGGGAATAACGCCGGTGGAATCGAAAACCACCACAACCTCGTCTACCTGGGGAATCACGCAAGCCAGGGACCGGTTCAGCTTGTTCACGTCCGGCCGGTGACAGGCCATAATCGCCGACACAGAATCCCTGGACTGCGCCTCAAGTCGGGAGTTTGACAAAACCGCAATCGCATAAGGAGAAATGTCCTGGCATGGGGGATGGCGCAAATCGTACGGGCAGGCGGAAAGTTGGCAGTTTAAACAATCCAATCCTTCCGGTTTGATGACGACGAAATCCCGCTGATCGCTCAGATGCAGTTCGGGTGAAGAAGCCTGCTCAATCGCGATCACTGGAACCCCCAGGGCCGCACCGATGTGCATTGGTCCGGTGTCTACCGTGATTAGCAAGTCCATACATGAAAGAGCAACTGCGGATTCGCTAATCGATCTGAGCCCCAAATTGATAATGCCGTATGGTGGCGCGCTGTGGTTTCCCAACCAGAATTTTGAGCCCCGAACCAGTTCGGCTGCGGCCTTCCACGTCGCATCGGGAATGGTGCGCCCCGGAAAGCTGTTAGACCTTGGACAAATTGCCACCCACGGCCTTTTGTGCTGGCAATGCTTTGTGTTGAACGCCCTCGACAAGCGCGACCTGATCCTCATCGAAGGGGCATAGTTGCACGGGCTCAGCTCTATCCCCCTGGGTGCAAGGCAAGCGTTTGCTTTCTGAATAAATATCTCCGAAAAATGGATATCTTTTCGGTTGGGGTGATTCTCGTAAGCAAGGTCCAGGTCAATATCGCAGACTGAACCGTTTTGGCGTACTACCCGAATATCAGACAGAGCCCCCACCAAGGTTCCCTCCATAGCACCGGTCTGGTAGGTTACATCGTACCCTTTGGCGATCAGCTTTGACGCTACGCAGGTCGCCGCAATAGCGTCCCCGATGGCGCCGGTTCTACGCACGATGATTTTGGGACGGGAACGAGACTGAAAAAGACCGAAGAATAGTTTCTTTCCCTGCGATGGTTCGTTCTCAGATTCCAGTGTCTCGGACAGGCGATCCAGAAGGCTGCCATCCTTACAGCGATGGAAGAGAACTGCATCCTGGTGGATTCTCAAAAGAGATTCCCGATCTGGAAATGTCCATGGCCGATTCGTCTTAATGTCCCCCCATTCGTGGTGAATTAGGGACGTGTTGAAGGTGTCCCCTAGGTAACGCTCAGCCATCCACACGTCGAATGCAACACCGTCGGGACCGTTGTAGACGAAGCCGGCTGGATAGATGCCATTCCCATTCATGTGCCGCTTGGGGCGGTCCCAGACGGCGCCCATGAAGGATTTGCCGCAGGCTTGATATTCCCCGGACAGATCGTCCAGCCACGAAGGCTTGAGCGGCACCGCATCCGGTTCCAGCCAGAGGAATGGCTGCCGATAGGTCTGCGCGACAAACTTGCACCCAACCCGAAACATGGAGTTTGGCGCCATTGGCCAGGGCCGTTCATCGGGTGTGCGCTGCCTCACCTTGGCAACGTAGCCGAACACCTTTTCAAGAATGCCCGCGATATGGTCCTGCTGCTGCTGCGTGATTTGGAAAGAGGCAAGCAGGACCAGGTTGTGGTGCTTCAGATCGGGAGAGAGCCTGGCAATCCACTCGGCCAACTTGCAGGCGAGCGGATAATCCCGGCTCGCGTATGGCAGGACGACGTGCGTAACTCGGGCCTAGAATACTTTTTTCTTTGGCGATACCCGCCGCCCCATTCTGGCCATTGCCCTGGGCTTTCCGCTCTTGGGCCTGCCCTTTCCGCCTACCGGCTTGGATGGCCACGGGAGCCGGAAAAGACCACTCGCGGCCATATCGCCAAGGGGAGAGTCTTTGCGTTCGGGTATATCGTTTGGTGGGTTTGGATGACTCATACTTGGCTTGTTGTAGTCCTCAAAAATCATCATGCCAAGCGTTTTATCGTTCATGCTCTTCTAATAACCAATCCCGTAGGCTCGTCGTCGTCCGATATTTCAACCAGATCCGTCACGTCCACGATAAAGCATGGCAGTAAAATTCCGCCAAGATTTGGATTACAAATAGGCTGTCCGGTAACCGTATCTACCCAGGAAGCTCGGCGAGAATGGGAGTTACACCAAAAAAGCCTACGCCCATTCCCCGGCTTGTATCTCGGTGGGTTGTCGTTCATCCCTCGATAACTTCGGCTGGTTCGGGAATTGGCTGGTCGCTAAATTCTATTCCCTCCGACTCCGCTACCTTCGCTTGCTCAAGAGCCTCCCAAAGCGCGTCGGTCTTGATGTCAAAGGGGTAATTTTTAAGAGCCTTGGCGTTAGCCTGCAAATGCTCCGTCATTTCTTCGATGGTGTTGCCTACGCCAACCAGCCAACCGATCTTTTTACCGTGCGGGGGTCTTGGGATGATGTTATAGCATTCTCCGACTTGGCAAAACTCCATCAGTTTTACCCACCTTCTAATCTCCGGTTCGAGCCGAAACTGCTTCCAGTGGTCCTCGCTCCCGTCGTGGAAAATAGCCGCCTGGACACCAAACTCATATTCAAAATCGGGCTCAATAAGCTCGCCGCGGGCGCCGGCCTCCACGATTTCTCCCAAGTTTGAAATCATTTCCATTTCGCAACCGATGCCCGGATTAGGACAGCGGCAGCAAGGATCGACTAGCATATCCTCCCGAAACTCCGCGCTCATGAAATTGCGGTATCGCCGCCTTTCGAGCCATGGCCCTAAAGCTCTCATGGCCTTGTCAATAAAGGGCGGGGTTCGGCCTTTGATTTGCGCCGAGCAGAATATCAAGTGGCCCTTAATCTCAATTCCCTGGATTGGAGTCTCGCTAAACTGACCGTCGATTGAGTGAGTGTCGAACCCGGTCTCGAACTTGGTTTCGATTGGCTCCTCGACCATAAACAGGACAATTTCTTTGCTGGCTCCGAGCTTCACCGCAAGATTGTCCAGATGGTATTCGCTTTGTTCGTAATCCCAATGCTCCCAGGTCTCCATCGTCCCGCGAATTTTAGGATCGGTTTTAACGAAGCAATGGCCATGGTCTTTTAAGAAATCGCGCAGGGACGAAATCCCCCTGACGGCGGTGTATTCTGGCACCGGCAACCCAAGTTTCTCCTGAAGCTTTCGGAACATTAGCCTCTCGGTTTCGAGACGATCCCCTTTTCGGCTGCCCCAGACAAGCTTTCCAATGCGCTCAAGGGTCAATTGCGTTCCGTAACGAAATATGTCCGGGAACACGTAAAGGTCGGTGTCGTCAACCACGTCAGGATCAAGCGCATCTTCGATTCTTTCGATAACTCCAAGGCCGTCTCCCATCATCCGGTCATTGACTGCGGGGAATTCCGCCTCCCACGGCACCCACGATCTCACTTTCCCGCTCGTTTGAGTCGCAAGCTTTACCGCAAGCTCGGTGAACAGCCCGGAATCGACCATCGTTATATTCAGGTCAATCATTTCGGAGGGTCGTTCGGCAGGCTTTCGGTTGGCATTCTCAAAACATCTTGCGGCGGTCCGCACGGTACAGGATCGGGCAGACTGACCGGAACGCTGTGCATCTCCCGATTGCGCTTCAAGGCTTCGTGAACAGCCTCGGGGTCAAACTTTAGCTCAGTCTCCATTGTCGGAGTCTTGCGCATCAGCGAAAGCTTTAAGTCTATTTATGTGTATTTGACTAGCGGCAGAGGCATCGGAGATTGCCATGTCCTGTCGCTCGTGAACCAGCTTCATGCGGTGCTTTTCTTCGGACTGTTTTAGCTGGGCTTGGGTCTTAGCCTGCTTGATTTGAATATCGGCCTGAGCCTTGCGCTGCTTAATTTGCTCATCCGACATTGCGGCCTGGCTACGCTTCTGCTGCTCCCGCTGTTGCTGTTGCTGTTGCGCGAGTTGCTGCTTCAACTTGTCAGCCATCTGCATCAGCTTTTTCCATTGAGCGAGCAGCTTCTTGAACACCGTCTCGCGCAAAGGATCGTTGGAAAACCGTTTCAGGTAAGCGCCGATTGCCGGCCCGCAAATTTCAAGGAACTGAACCACTTCACCAAGATTGGCCCCTTTCTGAAGCGATTGCACCGCCTGAATTGCCGCGTTCATGAACGTCGCTGCGAACGTGACCGGGTTCTGGGCGCTGGTCACAACCGGAGCGACTCCGACTTTCATGCAGGCAACCCATTGCTGCGCCTCGGCCTGCTGGTCATTGGCTAGTCGCTGGTCGCGCTGCTTGGGATTATAACGGTTGACTGCCGCTTGACCGGCTTCAGCGGCGATCTTGTCGTCAATCCAGCGTTGGCGCCCCTCCTCGGGCATTGAGGGAACCACCGGCTGCAAGGCGTTTAGGGCTTCGGAGCGTTGGAAGGCCGTCCCTTGGCCGATAACCCGGATCGCCTCGACTTTCTCGATTCGCCCGAAACATTCCTTGGGCACTCCCCGGGTGAGGCATCGCTTCTGAACTTCTTTGGCCCGGTCGTCTCGGGAGTTAAGGTCAAAACAGCGCCGAACAATCTCGGTGTATAAAGCATCCTTCTGTTTGTAATAACGATTGAACGTGGTCTTGGAGAGCGAACCTTGCTGGCTGGCCTGGAGCTGAACTTCGAACCGGGTTGCCGGGTTGCCATGTTTTTGGGGCTCAGCCGGTTGCCGGTAAGAGGAAAGGTTTTGCCGAATCAAATCGCTCGATAACCTTTGCATGGCGATGCCGTCAGTCAGCATCCCGGCGATGGGATTCTGGATCCCCTCGTAACCCGCCGACAGCACGCCGTAATCACCCATAGTCTGCATCTGGAATTTCTGGGTAACCTCGGCGCTGGTTGGCTTGAAGAGAATCTTGGGGGCCGAAGTTTTGTCCATCAGGTTGCAGATAAGGCGATTCTCGTAGGTGAGCGGCGAGAGCATCTTTACCCCCAGCCCGGTGACCGAGTGATGAAATCCGTTATTGCCCCGGTCGTAATACATCGGGTGAATGCACTGGGTCCATTTCTGAAATCGGCCGATGTGCCGGAAAAGGAATTGGACCCCTCCCTTTTTGTCGGTGCTTGCCGTTCCGGTCGTGGTCTCGCGCTCGACAATGGTTTGGGTTATGGAACCATCAAACTCCAGCCATTGCACATAAGCCAGCTTCGACACCAGCGAATCGTCGTAATACGCCAGGGAGTTGTTTTTCATCTCCTGCTGGTAAAACTCCCAGTCATACTTGTTGTTGTTGGGCTGGCGCACATCCAGCGCATTCTCAATCACGAGCTTGGTGTATTCCACATCCCAGCCAACCGCAGAAGCCGCTTCCGGGTCTTCGATAAACTTATAGAGCTGCGGCGGGTAATAATCGACGCAGACCACCGCCACTTCCCAATACTTCAGATCGCTCTTGGTCCGTTCGGGGACGAGCAGATCGGCACAACCAAAGGCGCGGGGCAGCACGCAGTAGGCATCCTCGAACATGAGGGGGCCGCATCCGTGCAGAATCATGTTCCAGCCCGAAAGCTGCTCCTCATAATCCCAGGACTCGTCATTGGAGAGCATACGATCTGTTTCCTCGCTCATGATTTGGCCGTAGATCTCGCGATGCTCTGGATCTCCGTGAGAAGTTTTGATGCCGACAAATCCAGGCGGTTCAGTTGCCAGGTCATAAATCGCTCCAGCTCCCGATTCCAAATAGGCCCTGCCTGTTCCCCAATTCACGTTGCAGGCATCGGCTCGACCAGCATCGCGCAGCTTGGATGGTTTGTAAGGCGGGTTTCCGTCTACGAGCCCATTAACGGTGGCCCGCTTGCGCGAACGCTTGGAATCGTTTTCGATAAGTCGGCGAGTGAACGCCTGCACGGCATCGGCGCTGCGCATTCTCGTGTCCGGGACTTTGCCGTCCTTTATCGTTTCTAGATTGGGGTAACCGAGTCCGTTCATATTGCCGCCTTCCAACAACCGATATGACCATCGGCCTCCATTCTTGCCGCTACCCTTTTGAATTGTTCGCGCATTGTGTCGGTAACACCCTTCGCCTGAACGGCCAGCGTTGTCCACACCGCAGCTTTAAGAACGCAGCCGCAAATTGAGCAACTCTTGAGCTTGGAATCGAACGGTGTGGTGGCGTTTCCGATGATTGAGGTTACCAAGTTTTCGACATCATGACAACTGCCGCATCGTTTGTGAAACTCGACGTTTTGGCCGCAGTGATTATCGGCACAGATTTGTGCCCGCGCATAGGCTACCTCCGGGGATTCGAGCGGGCTCCCGGCCAGCTTGTGGGCCAGCATAACACGAGTGCCGTTCAAAACATCAAGCATGCTTAACTGTCTTGGCCTTGGGATTTCCTCATCCCACCCGCTGCACTCCTGCGGGTAGCGCATGCAAACCGCCTGCTCCAGTTCCTTCTCAAATTCCAATCCGGTGGCAAAGCCGTTGGCCCATCGCTGCTTCCGAGCCCGTTCGACCAGCATTTCCCAGGTGGTTCCCACGACTTCGGCACTGCCGGGAAGGAGCGGGTCTGGCCAGCTATACACCCCGCCGTGAGGGGAACGGATCTTGGAGACGATGCGAAGCTGTTTCATCCAGGGAGCCAAGCGATAGCGATCTTGATCGGTTTACAAATAAGCCTCTTCGTAGTCGTCTTCCTCGGAATCTTGGTAGGCGTCTTTTTCTTCATAAACCGCTTGGGCTTTGGAGACATCTTTTTCCCAATCATCATGCCTATGCGCCGTTTGACCAACCGGCACAAGCCTAAAGTTTAGCCGGCGAGCAACCTCGAAGATGCCCACGCCGCTGTCGCCCAGATCTGGCGACTTGCCGAATTTGGCTTTGTAATCTTCCTTTTTCTGGAGCTTGATGCGCTTTCCGGTGTCGTCAAATTCGCGAGTAACAAGCTCCTGCGCCGTGTCTTTGTCGATGCCCCGGAGTTGCCCGCTGTCCAGGGCATTACGCGCCCGGAAGTGCATCTCGACTGACTTGTTCTCGTAAACGTCGCAGGCTGGCCTTGGGTCTTCCGGCGAAACGGCGTCTTCGCTGGCCGAAGTACCAAACCCAACCCGGATTACTCTTGGGCTCCAATGCCGTTGCAGGATGTCCACAAACCCGGCACCGGCACCCGTACCGTCCACGCCGAAGTGTTCAGGGCGGCAATGGTGCTCGATTCCGCCGATCCTGATAGATTCGCATTGCCGTCGAACATGCTCCATTAGTTGGAAGTCAATCGGCGTGTTTTTGGCAGCATCTATCCCAACAATGATGGGCTTGAGCCATTCAATCGCCATTACCCCACCCGTAACCTCGCCGTACTTGGCAAAACGCAGCGCGGGGCGGTCGCCACCGTTACGGGCATGGTCGAAGAAACCCAGGATAACAAAGTCTTTGCCGGTGAAAGTGAAGGTGCCAAACCCGCCGTTGTTGATAATGGCCGACTCGCTAAACACCGTCTTTGACAAGCCGTCAGGCGGCGGAAACCCACGGAAGTTGGACCACCAGAGCGGGGTCTGCCCGCCCGCAATGTTCCTCTGCCGTTCCACCTTAGCCTTGGTGGGAAGGTGTTTGCTGACAACCTTGCCCGCGGTGATGTTCGGGCTCTTCTCAGCATCAAACCGGATGACGTAGGGCACCATGCCGCCGTATTCCGGCTGGGGTTTGCCCTCCCATTCTTCGGAATCAACGTTAACGCTGGTCCAGCCCTCTTTTGGCTCAATCATGCGCCCGAACAGGTCCAGGCGATTGCGCGGATTGGCCATCAGGAACAGGATAAACTCCTCGGGATAGCTGTAGAGGTTCGAGATTGCGTCGTAAATGGCTCCCTGGACCGCCGTAGCCTCATCGATGACAATCATCTGGCGCTTGGTATGCACCCCCTTGATATCGTCAGCCACCTTGGTCAGCGTGCCCTCCTCGACAGCCTTGCCGAAGATGCAATGCTTTTCGTCCCCTGGCGCGATCTGCCAAATCATCTTGGAGTTGATGAAGTTGCCTACCTTTTGTTTGGCCAGTTCGAAATAGACCCTGGAAATCTCTGACCAGCCGCGCTTGCGCAGAGAGCCTGACGTGGTGGAGATAAACATGACCGAGCTATCTTCGGGCTCAGTCAACCACCAAACAGCAGCAAAACCAGCGACGTTGTACGTTTTTGCCGTGCCTGCCGCTCCAGGGAGCGCCACAATCTTCCTGGAGCATCCGCTCTCGATAATCTTCTCCGTCCACTCGTGGTACTCGAAGTGACCCGGCAATAGGGCTTCGGCTATGCGCTTGAACAGTGCCGGGCGACCAATGGGCACCTGAAATCGGCGGGAGAAGGCGCAGCGATCGTACTCGATCTGGTTGGTTAACTGCCTCTGAATACCCCAGGTTTCGAGCTTGGCGGGCTCCGGGGACTTGCGCTTGAACGGCATAAGTTCTCATTTAAACGTTGTAAATCAGGGTTGCCAATACTAAAGGATGGTATGGCCGCACCGATTGACGGCATGTTGAAAGACGGGAATCTGGAATTCTCGGGCGGCGTGGATTCAGACTCTCCCCCCTCTTTCCTTGCCCGAAACAAGGTTGCCCGCGCCACCAACAGCACTTTCCGGGGAGGCAAATCGGCTCCCAGGCCGGGCTTTGTGAAGCGAGACCTGGTGTGGGACAACACCGACGACAAATACGATTTTCAGAATTTCAACTTCCAGCATAGTGGCTTTTTTGATGGATCAGGCGTGCCAATGCTCATCAGCTCACACGGCGGTCGTCTCTGGAAAACTGACGTTGCAACCAATCGGGTTACAGAAATAACGCCTTCCACTGGACGAAACTCAGCCACCCTGAAGCGTGGCTGGTCGGTTCAGGCCGAGAACTACTTCATTTACCAGGATAATCAGGGATACCCTATCATCTTCGACGGCAGCGCAGCCAGGCGAGCCGATCCGTCCCTGTCCCAAGTGCCCGTCGGAAATATCATGTGTTACGCCATGGGGCGGCTGGCGGTTACTCTCCCAGATCGGCAATCCTTCCGTATCGGTGATTTGGTCTTTGGTCCATCGGGTTCGGTCGGGAACAACTACCGGGACGCGATCCTGTACTTCACCGAGAACAATTTCCTCAACGAAGGCGGTGACTTGATTGCGCGGGTGTTCGGTGCGCCATCGGCTTACGGCCCCATCACTTGCATGAAAGCCGTGGCGATGGAGAACACGCAGCTTGGGCAAGGCCCGATGATTATCGGGACACCCAACGTGATGTTTACCGCTCAGTTGCCCTTCGACCGAACCACGTGGAAGAACCTGGCTAACCCGCTGCTGACCGTTAACCCCATCATCGGCCCAATTTCCCAGGACGGCACGGTCCTGATAAATGCCGATCTTTGGTACCGCTCACTCGACGGGATACGCAGTTACATTATCGGCTTGCGCGACTTCAACGCGGGCTGGGGGAATACGCCGCAATCAGCCGAGGTTAACGAGACCCTGAGTTACGATACCGAGAACCTGCTTGAATTCGGCTCAGGCGTCCTTTTCGACAACCGCCTAATGCACACCGTGTCGCCTGCGCAATCTCCCCATGGCGTGTGGCACCGAGGTCTGGCGGTTGTCGATTTCAACCTCATCAGCCGATTAACCTCCAGCGCCAACCCGGCGTGGGAAGGAATCTGGACCGGGCTGCGCATATTGAAAATCATTACAGGCTTGGTAAACCAGAAGCCCCATTGCTTTGTCTGGGCGCTGTCCGATGCTGACACTATTGAGCTTTGGGAAATGGATTTGCAGCGACGGCACGACGGGAACAACACGCCCATCGTTCGGAGCATGGACCTGCCCAGCTACAACTGCGGCGACGGATTTGCCATGAAACGGCTGGATACCGGGGAGCTTTTCATCGATGAAGTCCGGGGAGATTTCAGCATCAACGTGCTGTACCGTTCAGACCAAAACCCATGCTGGCAACCGTGGGACAGCTTCAGTTCTTGCGCGGCAGACAGGGATTGCTCGGTGGGCACACCCACCTGCCGGCCACCGTCCAACTCCCAACCGCAGTTCCGAAGCAAGTTGAAACTTCACACACCGGCTGATGCATTCGACAAAATTAACCAACGCATGTACCGAACGGGTTACGAGTTTCAGCCGCGCCTGGAATGCACCGGGGACTTTGACATCAAGCAGTTGCGCATTGGGGCATTCTCTGAACCGGAAGGGTCTCACGGAGAAAGGCGGGTGATATGATTTTCTACACTCCGTCGTTACCTCCATTTAATAGCCCACGCTCATCCGGCCCCAGGCCCAAGCGAGACGAAACAGCTCCCGCAAGGGACTATAGCATGCCCTGGTGGTGGATAATTTTACTACTCTTAGCCGTCACCATATTTATGTTTCTTGCCATTGGTTTGTTTTTCGCCATGGAACGTGGATGACGAATCGAGTTTTATGAACACAAGATCCTTCATACGCACCGCATTCCTTGGTGTTGGTGGAATCAGTTTTGGGTGGCTATTCCGCCGACGAAGGTTTCTAAATAAAAAAATCGCATTTGAAATAGATTCTCCTGACGGCAAATACAAATATGTTTATTTCACTAGAGCGGGCCGTTACGAGTCTAAAATCAGCCAGTCTGATGCCGATCAGATGGCAATTAACCACCTCATGGAGTTCGGTGTTAAACACTTTCGTCATCGGAGAATAATGTGAGTGCGGTTTGCGGACAAATGAAAGGCGGGTGATATGAGAGACGACAAAACCATGCCGTGGTGGTCGTTTATTGTCATACTCTTTGGTGTCGCCGTCCTGGCCGGCGCGTGGTCCTTTGCGATCATATCCCTGATTAAGGCAATCGGATTATGACCGGATTACAAATATTCTTCCCGCCAAGCTGGGAGCCTGAAGAGTGCAAAATCTGGCTGCGAAATCGAAGGATAAATCCAAGACTCGGCAGATTGTCACATTTTCTGCTCGACTCAAGAGATGATTACGTAAGCGATTGGGCCTTTTTCATATTCGGTAGCCGAGTTATGGTTTGGTCTGTTAAGGAATCAGTCAGCTCGTTATGACCCTGACCCTCCAGCTTGACCCCAACAGCCTGAGCAACCCAACGCTTTCGATGAGGTTTAGCCAGTTGTTTTCCGAGTGCCTGGATTTCAACGTGGTCGTAACTGGAGATGTTTTTGGGGGAGGCACCTGGCAAGAAGCTTTCGGCGATCCGGTAGTACCAACTACAGGAGAACCTTACGGATCTGGTTTCAACAGCGATGCGTGCCCATGGAAAACCGAAGGGCGATGGGTATGGAACGTGGTTGACCATAGAGTGTCATGAGCATTTCACTTGAAGCCATTACTCCGCTGCTGCTGAAGGCTGGAAACGGCGAAGTTCAGGTCCCGCCTGGGCGCGAAAAGGAATGTTTGGAGATGGCAAAACAGAATTACGAAAAAATCAAAGACGGTTTCGTCCTTTCCAGCCTAGATGATTGGAGCTGTGATGCGCGGTTTACGCTTGCAGCGTTAGACCACCTGTGCGCTCTGAAGGGGGTGCGGGTGAAATCGGTCGAAATCTCCAATTCTTACGAAACTGAAACTGGAATTGTTCAGAATCTATGGGGCCACTGGTTCCGAATTAACTTTTGCCCAAAATGAGCGCCGTTTGCGAACAAATCATCGATTGTTGTCCTCCGACGCCTTTCGATTACCTGATTCATGAAGCGATTTATTACAATGCTCAGCAGTGCGCAACGGTTGCTTGCCCCGGACAAGATCCGACCATCCCCCCAAACCAGGGATTAATTTGCGATGAAGGCGGAAATCCAATCCTGGATGAAAATGGGAACCCGATGCTGGCAGAAGGATCGCCGGGACCAAGGCTGGTAAAGTACTGTGTGGATGCTGGCCGGGTGGTGTCCGATAGCCAATCCAGCGCAGACCAGGAAGCTGCTGCATTAGCGCTTCAAATTGCCACCCGTATCTTAACCTACACGACCCAGTGCGGATTCCAAAGCCAAGCCTGGTGTTGCGTTATCACCTGCAACCCGGGAGCCTGCCCGGATGAAGTTTTGCTCGACGAGCAGGGCAATCCAATCCTGGACGAGAACGGCAATCCAATCCTGGCAGAGCTTACGCCGACGGTCGTTTTTACACAGACCAATGACTCGGTGGGGTGCCTGGATAACTTAGGTTTTAACAAGGGCGCAGCCTGGATCGGTCCAACTATCTGGCCGCAGGCAGCGAATCGGGATCAGGCCGATAAATTGTCACAGGATGCCGTTCAGAGCGCCGCCCTGCGAAGCGTCACTTGCATATTTCAGAATGACGATACGTCGGCTTTGGCAGATTGCCCGGCAGGAACTCCGGTTTGCCAAACGACCCAGCCAACACCGACCAATAATCAGGTTTTCGGATTCGTTCCAAAGAACACCGGGAATTATAATTCGACGATTAGCAAGTGCGACGCAAACAACAAGGCGTGCGCCGCTGCGAAGATTGCGGCAAACCTTGCGCTAAGCGGATGCTCGATAGCTGGCCAACTAAAGCAATTGCTGTGGTATATGCCGTGCTCTTCGGGATACCCCGTGCCAAGCACTTGCTATTGTTCCGATCCTAATCCTCAAAATCATGCCACGCTTACAGGAACCCCCGGAAAGAGTTACAGCGTTAGGCTGCGCATTCGCGGCGCAGTAGAGCTTAAGGATTACTATGGAGCAGATGTCGGAGTCCCTGGAGGAGATCCGAGCGACATCATTCCCGGCACTAAAGATTTTGCACGCCTGTGGCCCAACCCCAACGACCCCACAATCCCCTACCCAATTCCATTCCCGTTCTCAAGCTATCCGTTTGCCAACCACTACAGCCTGAAGATTTACGACAACGATCCTTTTGCCAATCCCGGCATCTCGCCTGTGGCTATTTATTATCTCAACAACCTGTCCAGCCCAAATGGGCTTCATTCAACGGTCCAGGCCCATGTTTATGCAATGGACTATTTCATCAATTTGGTGATGAAAACAGGCCAAACGATAGTCCTGGAGGCTCTCAGCATAGAACAATTGGAATTCGATGCTTCGTTTTTTGAGGTTAAGGTACCAGATGATGGCAATCCCCCGCTTAACCCAATTATAAACCAGGGATCGAAAGGTTTTTATGGACAATTCCTTCAAATGGATGCTGTATCAGTTGTCATGATTTGAAGTCATGATTTGATTTTTATGCCCGACAACATTCAGATCACCATTTCCGGGGGAAACTTCCCGCAAGGCTATTGCTATCCCAATAGCCCGCAGCAGTTCCTAAACGATCTGGTTCTTCAGTTGTTTGCGACGGTCCAGGGAGGGATCGCGTTTAACTTTGGGCCAAACCGGCCCACTCCAGACCAGCAAAACCTCCCTTGGCTCAGGACTGACAACACCGGGATAATCGACGGATGGTACACCTTCTCGGGAGACTGGATTCGGCCCTATCCGGTACCGGGAAGTTCAGCCGAGCGCCGGCTATGGACCGACACCGAGGCCGCGTTGCTGACCTACGACGGGGGAAGTAACGCCACCGTCAGCGATCGTACCGGCCCGTTCTGGCAAGTAGACCATAACTTCGATTTCAAAATACCGATTGGCCCAAATGTGGTCGCCACGTCCTATGGAACAATCGTCAACGTGAACGATACTGGGGGAGCTGAAAAAGCTGTGCTCGACACAACCGTCATACCAAACCATCAGCACCTAATGCCTCCGTATTTCAGCCCGACCTGGTTTGGTCAGGCCAGGGGTCTTTTCTGGGATGGATCTACCGGGAATGTCCCGGTTCACCCGGCGACTCCGGTTCCCTTTGTTCAGGGAGCCGAGGTAAACCATGATGATGTTCTCCAGCTTAAAACCGCCTTCAACGGCGATCCCGCCGGCGGCCCACCATCCCCGCTGAACCTGATGAACCCCTACCGGGGGGCTTTCTTCATCAAACGCACAGCCAGAACTTTGATTGTTGCTCCTTGATATGCAGCGAAAGACCCTCCAAGACGCCCTGGACAGCCGGATACCGGAAGCGGTTAACCTTCCGCCGTCCGATCCCCGGGTCATAGCCTACATCAACGAGGCCCAGGACCGGGTCATCAAGCGCGGGCATTGGTGGGGAACCATGGGGCGATTCAATATCGCGGTAACTAACGGGCTCATAAGCACGCCCCGACAAATTGCCAGCATTGAGCGAGCTTCCATCAACCGGAGCATAGTCCCAGTTCATGATTTCTGGTACGAATGGCTCGACAACGGCTGGGGGCCAATGGATGAAACAATGCCGGACGGTAGGTTAGGTTGCGAATTTCGAGGCAATTATCCACTGGCAACCGATGTGTTCGGCACTGACGTAGCCTTGCGCTTCATCTGTGACCTTTCGGTGGATTCAGGCAAGCAAGTGCTGGTTCAGGGTTACGACTTCTCCAGCCCTCCAAACTGGGTTAGGACCCAGATCGGAGCAACGGCCAATTTCCAGAGCGGGGAACTCATCACCATCCGAACCAGCGCCGAGCCCTTGGTATTTAGCTCAACTTCATGGACTCAGGTCACCGGGATACAGTTCCCCAACGACCTCCAGGGGCAGGTATGGTGCTACCAGTACGATAACAACACGCACCAATTCACCCTACTGGGACAATACGAGCCCTCGAACACGAGGCCGGCATTTGCCCGCTACTTTTTCCCTTCGCTCCTGCCGGTCACCCAGGGCAGCACGTACAAAGTCGAAGTGCTGGCCAAGCTCGATTTCATCCCGGTTTCGATTGGCAGCGATTTCCTGACCATCGGCAACCTGGCTGCGCTCAAGAAAGCCTGCATGAGCATAAAGGCCGAGGAGGAGCTAAGATTTTCTGACGCCTCGCTTTTGATGGACGGGGGAGTGAACCCGAAAACCAAGGTTTATATTCGGGGCGCGATTCAGGAACTTGATAGCGAACTTGATCACTATTTGGGCTCAGGTCGAAAAATCGGGATCAATGTCCAGGGCTGGAATTTTGGATCGGTCGATCCGGTCGAACAATTACTTTGATTTATGGGCGTGCTTCAAGAAATATTTGGTTCTAAACCAAGCGTCCCACCGCTTCAAAAGCTCAATCTTCAGAGCGAGCAACAGACCGCGATAACTGGCAACCTGTCAGCCCTTCCAGCTACCGAGAAGCTCGTTGGCCAAGCCAACCAGTTCACCCAGCAGCAAATCCAGCAAATGCTGTCGTCGGTGATCCCGAACTACGGCGAGATCACCGGCGCAGCTTCGACCGACATTGAGTCGCTGCTGAAAGGCCAGATACCGACTGACGTTTCCAACGCGGTGCAGAGCAATGCAGCGGCACGGGCATTGTCGGGCGGATTTGCTGGATCGGGGATGCACGGGGATCTTGTGGCTCGTGACTTGGGACTTACCTCGCTGAACCTGATCGATAAAGGAATCTCATCTGCCGAAAGCTGGCTAAAGACCATGGATGCCATGTATCAACCTGGCATGATGAATGTTTCGTCGATGTTCATCTCTCCGCTACAGCAGGCAGGCTTTGATGTTGAGGAACGCAATATGCAGTTTGAGAGAAGCTGGCTTCAGAACCAGATTAACGCGATGCCCGATCCTGTCCTCGGCGGGATTGAGTCCCGTATTTATGGCTTGGCCGAAGCCTACCTCAGCAAAGGCGGCGGAGGTAACTTTGGCGGACCTACCGGACCACAGCAACAGCAGGCTGGAATTGCAAATCAAGGAATGAGCATGTGAGCGACGTGTTTCCATGTTTCACCTCGGATAATCTTCCCGACTCCGGTTTGGTGGATTCCAAATATAGCTCCAATGTCTTCCTGACTGAGACCGGACGTTTCGTAAAGCTTTTTTATTTTTTGAATGTCTTCATCCGTGAGTTTTTGAGATACGCTTCTTCGTTTGATAACTATATCAAGGCGGTTATCCGTAACGCGTTTCCAATTCACCCTGTTGATAATGTCTCCGATCTGTCGTCGGCTCACTCCGAAAATAATCCCCAAAGCCTCCTGGGAATAAGAGCCCAAAGCGTAAAGGCGTCTTATTTCTCGAACCTTATCATCGGTGAGTTTTGCATTGAAGGTTTTTTGGCCATACGGCATTCGACCCTTTTGAACTGCATCCGCAATATTATCCGCCTGAGATCCGAGCCAAAGATGAGAGGGATTAATGCAAGGCGGATTGTCGCAGTGATGGCAAACATTCATGCCCCTTGGAATCGGTCCATAGGCGAGTATCCACGAAACTTGATGCGCGCCAGTTTGTTTTTCCCGCGCCGATCCCTTGCCAATTCTTCCATGCCCGAATGGCCCCTTAGCTCCATCGAAAACCCAACACTCTCCCACGATTTTAACCTTCGCGAAAAGGCGACTTACTATGGTCTTAGAGAATCTGAAGGATTCCAGAAATTCTTGGGTGGGAGGTTGACGGTGGGGACATTCTTCGAGAAGCTTCATTCGAGTAATCAAGTTTGTTTTGGTTATTCCACGCCTCGGGCTGTTCGTTCAGCGCCGAGGCACTTTTCATTATGGAGCAGAATCGAAAAGGAGTCTAGCTCATGAGTGATATTTTTTCCGTGGAGGTCCCCCGCTGGCTCCAGGCAATAGCCAAGCCAGCTTCACCCCAACTATTCGGAGAAGCTGTCGGGGGAGGATTGGCCGCGCTGTATAACGCAGCAGAGCTTTCAAAGGAATCCAAGGAAGCGGCTGAAAAAGATTCTAATGTTCAGGCTAAGTCGTGGCTCCAGGAAATACCTTCGGGCTTAGCCATGGCCCGCATGAACCAAGCTGATCCGCTCTGGAAAATCAAACAGGCGCAGGCTGGCGCGCTCATTTCTCAGCGCAACGCACAAGCCCAGCTTGCCTATCAGCGCGCCGAAGAAATGGCGCATGAATCGGAGCTGGCAGCGCAGGAGTTGCCGCTAGTGAACGAATGGTCGAAAGACCCTAGCCAGCCCGAGCCAATGGTTCAGAGCAAGCTGGCCAATCAGGAGAAGGATCGGATTCGCAAAGACAAGCTTATTCGGGACACCAAGAATTTGGAGCTAAAGAAAGCAGAGGAGCAGATTGCTGGATTAAACCAACGCCAGGAGAAGCGGGCACACACCGCGATTGAAATAGCCGGTATGCGCGGCGAGGCTGCACGAGACGTGGCAGAAATTGGAGCTTCCAGCCGGGAAGTTGTGGCTGATGTGAATGCGACGACCCGATTGGCAATAGCCGCAGAACGCGGCGGCATGGCTACGCCCAAGCAAAAGGAGATAGTCAGGATTAGTGACAGTATCAACACACTCACCCAGCGAGTTGCTGGGGCCAAGTTTGCGTCAGAACAAGACCCGAGCAACCAAACACTGAAAAACGTTTATAACAACCTGTCCAAGCAGCTTGAAACCGCGCAGCTAAGGCTTGCGAGGTTGGCTGACCAAGCTGATGCCAGCACGGGCGAATCTACCCCGCCGCCAGCGACTACCGCTCCCGCACCAGCCACGGGAACGCCCAATCCCTCCAGGTTCAAGATTACTCCTGCGAGGCCGTGAGCACTTATCTCGTCACCGATTCGGTCACGAAAAAGACCTTGCGGCTGGAGGGGGATTCACCACCCAATCAAGCTGAGCTGGAGGAAATCTTCAGCCCCGAGAGCCTGACCCGGATTTTCACGCCCTACGCCAAGACGGGGATTGAGCAGGCCACCAAGATTCCGGGTCAGGTAATCAATCTTCTCCAATCCGGCGCCGAAGGCTCGGAGATGGGCCGTAATCAGGCTGAAGCCGAGCGCAGTATTCGCATTCAACCCGAGTCGAACCTTGGCCAGCCGACAACCAGCGGAGAGCCTATTGGCCTCATGGGTGCGATTATCCCCAGGGTAAAAGCCGAAGACCCAAGATTTCAGGCTGCGGTTGCTGGAGTGATGGGCGGAAAAATGCCGACTGAGCAAGCACTAGGGACGATTGCGGGAATTATTAACACCGCAACGGGCGTTGTCAGTCCGGCGACGGTAGCCACGGCATTTACTGGCCCACTCGGCAGTGTGGCGCAAAAGCTGGTAGCCCTTGGCTGGGGCGCAAAGATGGCCAGTGACGTTCCTGCCGCTGCGCGTGCTGCGGGAGAGGCTTCGGTTACCGGAACCCCCCAGGAACGAACGGAGGCTAATCTTGGGCTGGGATTGACTGTTGCCGGGGTGGCGGGCATCGGAGCGCACTTGCTAGCCCCCAAGACCGTCGAAGCCGCCCATACAACCGGGGAAGTGCTAAAGACC